CCTCAACGCCATGCACGATGCTGAGAATAACTTAAACCCCATCAAATCAGCAGAATATGCACGAATGCTCACATCTATAGCATGGGAATCAGAACAACCTATTTTTGCTCCAATGACAGCAACTGCTCGCCAACGAGCTGAAGCCTTTCTACGAACACTTAATAAATGGGAGGAGGAAGCATGAGAAGCAGCACTGAAACAATTATCGGCGCACTACGCATCTTGGCTAATGACATTAAGTCAGAAGTTGGAGTTGCCAATGCAGCTATCTGGGAAGCAGCGGATCGAATGGAAGAGTTATGCAGCGAGCTGCTATTTCAAAAACAACTCGCAGAGAAATACGTCGAAGCAGGGAAGATCTGCGCGAAGATTTACATAGCGCGGAACATTACGCTTTCAGAAAAATGCGTTGTTTCAGCACTTGCTGAAATCGACAAAGTTTACCGAACACAACACGATGGAAACTAAATGAGAACCGTAAAAGAAGAACAGTTACAAAAAGAACTCGATGCTGCAATTGCCGAACGCGATGAGGCAGTTCGATCATGCCATATTTGGCAGAAAGGACACTCAGATATTGTTGCTGAACGTGACTTGTGGCAACAAGAAGCAGATCGTTGGCGCAACATGTACATCCAGTACGAAGAATTGCTGGAAGGACAAATACAAGAGGCTGTGGAACGCCTTAACAAAGTTTGGGTGGATCTTGATAGGCTCAAGAAGAAGGTACAGGATGACCTACGCGAAGACTAAGTTGCAGTGGTGTAGACGGTGCCAGCAGGACAAGCCAGTGCGCGAATTCTACGAGTCACACCGCACGCGCTGTATGCGCTGTATGTCAGAGTGCGCCAAAGAACGTCTCGCTGATCCTGTAAAACGGCAGCAGCAACGTGACCGCTGCAAGAAGAACTACTACGAAAAGAAAGCAAATGACTGAAGACATTGTAATTACAACGCTCAAGGACTCGTACTTCAAACGCCTGAAACTCTCTTTAAAAAAGTTTGACAAGAAGCTAGAAGACGAATTAGATCTCATTGAAGCCGCTATTAGAGAGCGGCAACGACAACTCTCAGAAGACGAACAAACACAAAACTATGGCACAAACACCTGATCACGCATCACGCGGACACGCAGAATTCTCGCCCTCCTCTCTCAAGTACGTAGCTGGCTGCGCTGGCTATCACGGAAAGGAAGGATCATCAGCAGCTGCGGAAATGGGGACACGGATTCATGAGGCTCTTGAAATCTTCAATCCATCCGCACTCCACAACGAAGAAGAACTCTACATCTACGAGCAAATCGTAGCGATGGAGCAGGACTTCTTAGCCAACTTTCCAGCAGACGGAGTCGAGCATAACGAGATCCAAGTTACTGTTGAACTCAACGGTACTGAAACATGGGGTACTTGTGACCGCCTTATCATATTTGGTAACAGAGCAGTTATGGCCGACTACAAGACTGGCATCAGCATCATCGACCCGCCAGAAAAGAACTGGCAAGCAAAGGCTTATACGATTGGTGCGTTCCAGAAGTTCCCTGAACTGGAGGAAATCACGTTCGTGTTCTACGTACCGCAGCACTACGCTTCGCTACACCACACGTTTACCCGCGCAAACGATCTCCAGCCAATGATCGACGAACTAAGCGAGATCATCAAGAAGGGTGAAACTATCAGGCCGAAATGGGAGAATGGAACGCCAGCACTGAGCGAATGCACGCCCACAGTAAACTGCCGTTTTTGCCGCCATGAGGACCACTGTCCAGCGTTAGGCGGACTCATCATCGAAGTCGCGGAGAAGCTTAATCCACAGCTTCCCGACATCGATCTTGAAAACGCTGACGATCCAGCTGTCATCGAAGAGCTTTGGTTCATTGCCAAAATCGTAAGCAACTGGTCTGATCGCCTGAAGGAACGTGCGATGGAACTCGCCAAAGACGGCGCAGTCTTTCCGACGCTCAAACTTCGTTCAATGGGCGCAACGAAAAAAGTCGTGGACAATGACGGATTAGTTGGCATTGCTCTTGCTCATGGCATGAGTCCTGCTGAAGTCCTGTCTCACGCTTCCATCCCATTTGGGAAGATCACGAAAGCTGTTGCGGACAAGCACGAAAAAGGTGACCGCAAAAAGATTTCAGATTATTTTATTGACGCCTGTGAAAAAGAAGGCATCATCGAAACCTCTGACGAACGCTTCACACTTCGGTGAATCGGGAGTCAAAAACAAGAAACAAGAAACACGAAATATGTCAACAGATGTTGTACCCGTAAAGAAAGATCAAATTTCAAACTATAGTGGTTTGTCAATTGATGCCGCAGATATCGATATTCAACGTATCAATATCGTCCAGAAGACAAGTGATATCGAAGCCTCTGTAGGTTCCGTAGTACTGGATAAAAAGCATGTCCTCCTTAAAAGTGAAGAGACTACCGAAGTAGTCGTACTCTCCGCTCTTAAAGGATGGCGCGAAGATATCCCGTATGATGACGACGGGATTCCCCGCATCGCCTACACGCAGCAAGAGAAGGAAGCTATCGCAAGCCAGTCAGATTATGACATGCTTGAGTTCGCTGAAATTGTCTTGCTCTTCCCTCAACCAAAAGAGGGAGTCGATGATGACACATATCCGTACCCAATCGGAGATCGTAATTACGCAATGGGTAAACTGAATGTGGCTAAAGACGCATACCGCCAGACGTACAAGCGTTTGGCTACGTTTGCCGCCTTTAATCGCACCACTCCATTGCAAAGCCGTTTGTGGAATTTCCAATCGGGAATCATCACAAAAGGAAAGTACAGCTGGTATGCACCGTCTCTGAGCATTACTCAGAACTCGCCAGATCCTGCCGTAATTGAATTCGCATCAACCTTCGCACAATAATATGGATAACGTAGAAACTGAACGGGAATATACCGACGCTGAATTTGAAGCAGAAATCATCGATGGTGAAATCGAGATGCTGTCAAAAATGATTCATGAGTTACTTCAAAAACAACAAGAACTTGACCTTAATCTAGTCAAGCTTCAGATTGTTCGTGATCGACTCATGTCAACAGTAGGAGAAAATGCTCCTATGCCAGATCAGCCAGAGCAATTTGAGTTGCCGTTTGAAGTCGTAACAGACTAAACAAAACCACCTATAGCCCCCACTGGTCTATGTCTAAACCAGTGGGGGCTTTTTAATGCCAAAAATAGACACACCATTATGACTACATACGCACTAGATTTTGAAACCTACTATGATAAGAGGTGTTCAATAAAAACATTAGGCCCATTGGGCTATTTCTCGCACCCTGACTTTTCAGCCTATATGGTGTCAGTGGTTGGCGATAACGGGTATACGTTCGTTGGAGATCCAAAAGACTTCGACTGGACGCTATTACAGGACAACATTGTTCTTTCGCACAATGCTTCCTTCGACGAGACGCTCTACCTTTACGGCGTCACTCAGAATTGGTGGCCTTCTGTTCAAGCTGCCGAATGGCACTGCACAGCAGATATGACCGCATATTGTGGGCTTCCTCGCTCGTTGAAAGGTGCAACTGCTGTTGCCTATAATCTTACTGTGGATAAGTCTACAAGAGATAATATGAGCAACAAGACGTGGGAAAAGATGTCTGAGGACTTCAAGAAAGAAGTCAGCGAGTACGCACTCAAAGACTCTGAACTCTGCTTGAAGCTCTGGCAGGACTATTCTCCAAAATGGCCGAAGCGTGAGCAAGAGATCAGCTTAGTGAATCGACGCTGCTCTCAGCGCGGAATCCCTATGGATACGGAGTTACTACGCGAGCAGAAGGAGGTTCTTAACGCAAAGCTATTTGAAGCGGAAGAGTCCATTCCGTGGTTAGGTGATAGGCCGTTGCTTAGTCGTCCAGCCTTCGATGATCAATGTCGCCTTGTCGGCATTGAGCCTCCTGCAAGTCTTGCTGAAGAAGATCAAGATGCACAGGAATGGCTTAGGATGTACGGCAAGAAGTACGCATGGGTCGAAGCCGTTAAGAATTGGCGTAGAATCAACGCACTCAAGAAGAAGATCGAATCGTTTGACTTCGCTACGATGCCAGATGGCCGCTACTACGGCGGCATCATGTACTTCGGAGCGCATACAGGACGTTTTAGCGGATCAGGCGGAAATCTTAATCTTCAGAATCTTCCTAAGGGCGAGATGTTCGGAGTCAACCTTCGTAACTTGATCGCGCCAAAACCCAACCGTAGACTTCTCGCAGTCGATCTTTCGCAGATCGAAGTGCGTACTCTATGCTGGCTCGCGAAGGATTCTGAGACTCTCAAAGAGATTGCAGAATGCTCCGACATCTACGAAGCGTTCGCAATTCGATTCGGCCTTTGGGAGAAGTCCAAAGGCTCGATGAAAGCAAATGATCCAGCTCTCCGCCATAAAGTGAAAGCAATGGTGTTGGGCTGCGGATACGGAGCAGGATCAGCTAAGTTTGCAATCATGTCTGGCATGACTGAAAAGGAAGCTGAAGAGGCTGTCTCCCTCTATCGAAGGAAGATGAGCAAAGTTAAGAAGCTTTGGGGGGAACTCAACTCTAATATGGTTACGGCATACGATATGGCTGTGCCGTACACTGAAGAGATTCCTAGTGGGCGTAGTCTTAATTACGGTCGCCTAAAGCTGTCCAAGACTTCGGATAATAAGCTCAACTACGTAGCGATCATGCCCCGTAATGGCAAGCGACTTCCCGTCAAACTATGGGGCGGGTTACTTGCTGAGAATCTTAGTCAGGCACTGGCACGGGATATCTTTTCGGATATGCTCTGTAAGATCCATAACGCTGGCTTTGAAATCGTAATGCACGTCCACGATGAAGTTGTCGTAGAGGTCGATTCGGACAAAGCCGAAGAGAGCTTGAAACAAATCATCAAAATCATGTCCACTGCTCCAGAGTGGATTCCAGACATTCCACTTTCCGCTGAAGGAGACATCTTAACCTGTTATACAAAATGAACTATCGCTACCTTAAAAATCTACGTGAGACTAAAACCGTCAAGGCTACTAGCCTTGATAAACTGAATAAGCCAAAACCAAAATTTGCATCTAAAGCAGACTTTAGAGCGTGGTGTGCCGATCTAAGCACTGATCACGTATTCTATAGTACTGTGGAAGGAAGCACTCCGTCGAAGCGAATTGCGAACGACAACCCGCCGAATCGGATCTACGGAGTGGTGGCTGACTACGATGCGCCAGTTAATTGGGGCAGCGTCGATAGTGACATTGGAGCTAAGTGCGGCATTAACCTTCCAACATGGAGGACTAAAACGCAGTCGGGATATCTACGGCTCGTATGGGAATTCGACAACGGTATTCCGATTGCGCCTGAAATGTTCGATAGCTTCATGAAGCACATGAATGCGTCGTTGAAGATGGACAGGCTCTTTGCAGGCTTTGATAGTACGTCGCTTAAAGCAAGTCAGTACTTTGAGTTAGGAGAAGACTGGCATAACTTAGGAGGCCGTATTTCTGATGCAACAGTTCAGACTGCGCTGATGAAAGCGGCAAATGACAACCCGCCTCAGTCAAACGATACATCGATTCCGATTGCTATTATCGCAGCCGAAGTCGAAACCCGATTCCCGAATCGTTGGATTGGAGACTTTGATATTGGATCACGCGGGCCGTTGTTCTGGATCGATGATGGAATTAACAGGGACGGGTGTCAGGTTTCAGAGGACGGGATCATCTGTTACTCTGACCGTGCTGGCAAAGGATTCGTAACATGGAAGGAGATCTTCGGAGCAAAGTTCGTTAAAGAATACGAGGAGAAGAAGATGGGCAATCTGCTGGACGAGTACTGGTACAACGGACGCTCGTTTTTCAAAGTACTCTTCAATTCTGCTGTCACGATTCCACGTGAGCAACTTGTTCTTGAGCTTCGTCAATCAGGATTCTCCGTCAAGATGAAGAAAGGTCAGCCCCTTTCGGAAGTTGAGGCGGCTATCCTCACGATCTCAAACCAGAACAGGATCGATGAGATCGCGCCAGTCGTGTTCTCTAAGGATCGCGTTGTCTCATATAATGGGAATCGGATTCTCAATTGCGCGAACATCAATCCAGTTGAGCCTAGCGATAACGGCGATCCAGCGAATTGGCCTTTCATTCATACGTGGCTAAACCAGTTGTTTGTCAACACGCCTACGCAAGCACCCACAGTCGAGTACTTGTATTCGTGGCTCAAGCGGTTCTACGCCGCCGTCATTGATCGGGAGTTTGTTCAAGGACAGGCGTTACTGCTTGTCGGGCCGACGAACAAAGGCAAGTCGCTCCTGTCAAACAAAGTGATCTCAGGACTAGTCGGCGGCTACGCTGATGCGTCTGATTACTTGTCGGGCCAGACGAAGTTCAACAAGGACTTGGGTCGGGTAGCTGCATGGGTGATTGATGATACAACATCAGCCGCTTCCTTTCAGGATCAGCGGAAGGCAACTGAACTCATCAAGCGATCCGTTGCCAATCCGCGAGTCGAGTATCAGGCAAAGTATGCAGATGCTCTTTCCGTTCCGTGGACTGGCCGCGTCATTCTGTCACTCAATATGGATGCCAATAGCCTCTCTGTGATTCCAGCACTGGATAGTAGTAATAGAGACAAGCTTATGGCGATGCGGATCAGCGATAAGGCAACGAGTAACTTCCCACGAAACTCCGTCTTAGAGGCTACTATCGAGCAAGAGCTTCCGCACTTCGCACGTTGGCTACTCGACTGGAAGATTCCAAAGTCTATTGAAGACGTTGGCCGCTTTGGGATCGTGAGCTACATCGATGAGTCCGTTGCTTCAGCGGCTTACGATAACTCAAGTCGTTCGTCCGTTGCAGAGCTTGTCGAGTTCTTTGCGAAGCGTTGTAGAGATCTTACGCCAGATAAGCCCACATGGTGTGGTACGCTTACAGAATTTCAGGTTGCACTACATGACTTCAACAACGGGCGTACTGTCGGTATGTCGAGCAATCTGGAATTCGTCCGTCGTGGTATGTCTACGATGGAGGAAGCTAGTCGGAACAACAAGCACTTGAGGCCCGTCAAGTCTCATGGACAAGGCGGCGGGAAGATTTGGGAAGTCGCCTTAGATTCTAAGTTCGATATCACAATCACTGACGCCTAAGAATACTTAAGTCCCTATTGCGAATTCAGATAGTCGATAAGCGTTGACATCGGCTTGAGTTTCGCAATAGGGATCGTGTATTGGTCAACGCGATGCTTGAATCCGTTGTCGCCGTCTAGTTCTCCAGCTTTCTTGAATTTAGATAAACGCTTAAAGGAAGGCGTTTTGATCCAGCCTAAAAGCCAAAATTTTGCCATCGAGTCGTGTCCTCTTAGGAATACGAAGATGTCGTTTACGAACATGTAAGTCTTCTTATGCTCAACAGTAGCGGCATAAGAAGGATCTGGAATCCGAGAAGCCTTCTTTGTTTTGACTTCGATCTTAGTTCCTTTGGCAGTAATCAGATCGTAGCCGCGCACTGAATCGCCACTGTACTCTGCAATATCTTTGAGGTACTTATGCACAGCGATCTCGCCTAGCATTCCGCTCATCCGTCCAGCTCCTCTTGTAAAAGAGTTCTGAAGTACGCCCATCTTTTCAGAGCGTTCGGCAGCGAGTTTAAAGTCTTCGCCGTTCGGCCTGAACTCGATAAAGTTTTTATTGACTGTCGGTTTAAATTGATCAGGCATTAACTTTAGTGATTCTTTTGAGGAAGGCATCCCATGATGGAAAGAAGATTTCTTCCATGCAACGGACAATCGGTTCTTGTTCGTATCGTTCTGAGAAGCCCACTCCAGAAAGAAGCAGCGAAGCCTCCATCAGTTCATGGCGTATGGTGAGTAGTTTATCGGTATCAGAAATGGCTTTGCTGATCTCGATTACTTTGAGGTCATGTTTATACTGACCAAAAGTGTCGTCCAAATCGACGAAGATGAGTTTAACCCTTCGGCCCGCTACAAGAATAGTTTTAGGCCAGCGGGTTTTCATCGCTTACATCTTATCTTTCTCGACTTTGACTTTGCCTGTATGCAACTCACGTTTAAGCTTACCCTGCTGCTTATTCGACAGCGGACTAACTTTGGATAGCAAGTAGGCAACTTGTTTCTTTGATTTCGTAGTGGTTTTTGGTGCAGCTTTCATAGTCTAGTTTGTTGTAGTTACGATCCAGTTTAGGATTCCATTGGCATACGCTTTGGCTAAGTCCTCACGTTTGCTGAAAAATAGGCAGTTCTCCGTTGCGTTGCTCCCGAAGAATGGCTCGCAGATTACGGATGGGCAATGTGTTTTTCGGAGAAAAAGACCGCCACGATCCTCTGAGTTGATCGGCTTCAGGCCGCGATTCTTTTGTTTCGGGAAAGCTTTAGCGAGACTGTGCGAGAGTTCATCGGCGAGCTTTAGTCCATTTGGGCTACAGAACCAGTGCAGAAATTCATAGCCATTGGCATATGCACTATCGGCACAGTTGAAATGCAGCTCGATAGCGACATCGACTTTGAGATCCTTCAAGTGTTGCGCGAGCCATCGCATTGCTGCGCTATAGCCGTTGCCTTCGTACCGATCCACAAGTACGGTCG